TATGTGGGCATTTGAAGCAGCAAGCAAAATGATTACAAGAATTGCAGATAATCGTTGGACATTACCAAGAACAATCAATGCTGCAACTTATAGACCATAGGAGGACATCTTATGCATAGTAAAAATTTTGATGATCTTACCGGTAGAAGGTTTGGAATACTAGTTGCGGTTAAAGTTAACGGTAAAACAAAATCAGGGAACTCAAAATGGTTATGCCAATGCGATTGTGGTAAAAAAACGGTTGTAGTGGGTTCAAAATTAAAAATTGGTCATACAAAGAGTTGCGGTTGTCTAAAAACATCTCAAAATGGATTATCTCAAACTCGTGTATATCGAATTTGGAAAGGTATGATTGCTCGATGTGAAAATTACTTAAATGATAATTATTACTGGTATGGATTTAAAGGTATCTCTGTTTGTGAAGATTGGCATGATTTTCAAATGTTCTATGAATGGGCAATTGAACATGGTTACAGTAAAGGTTTAACAATAGATAGAATAAACACAAACGATGACTATTATCCAGAAAACTGCAGATGGGTGAGTCAAAAAAAACAATGTAACAACGTTAGTTCAAACCGAATTATCCAATATAAAAACAATAGTTTTACTGTTTCAGAATTTGCTGAATTTTTAGGATACAAGTATTGGACTGTTTGGAATCGACTCAAGTTAGGATGGACACCAGAGAAAATAGCTACAGTACCGGAGGCGAATTATGGAAGATAATATATTATTAGCACTAAAGCAAATTGATGCATCAACAGTAACTTATCAAGAATGGATTAATATAGGATTCGCACTCAAAGCCGAAGGATATGACTGTTCAGTATGGGATGACTGGAGCAAGAATGATAGCCGTTATAAAGAAGGTGAATGCGATAGAAAATGGGGAACTTTCAAAGGTTCCTCTATTCCCATATCCGGCGGAACAATTATCAAGATGGCAAAAGATACTGGATGGGAACCTCGTGGTGGATTCATGGACTGGGACGATACGATTGAGTACGATGGTGATGGGCTGATTTATGATCCTACCACAGATCTCATACCTTCTGAGCAACTCATTAAATATCTTGAAACACTATTCAAAGATGATGAGAAGGTTGCTTATGTAACAAATGATGTATGGCAAGATAGTGAAGGGAAATGGAAACCAGGAAAAGGATACTATGATCGAACTGCTAAAGAGTTAATCGATGAACTAAAAAAACACCCAGATGATCTTGGTGCTGTGATAGGTGACTGGAAAGATGAATGCGGTGCATGGATTAGATTTAATCCAGTCGATGGACAAGGTGTTAAGAATGAAAACATTTCTAGATTTACTTATGCATTGATCGAATCAGATGATATGTCTATTCCGGATCAGGATGCTCTATATAGAAGATTAGAATTACCTATATCATGTTTGGTACATAGTGGTTCAAAAAGCTTACACGCAATCGTTAAGGTAGATGCGCCAAATTACCAAGAATATCGCAAACGAGTGGAGTACTTGTATGATTTTTTAGCTAAACATGACTTCAAAGTAGATACGGCAAATCGAAATCCATCAAGGTTATCAAGGCTGCCTGGAGTAACAAGAAACGGTGTGATTCAAACGTTAATCGATACGAATATTGGAAGAAGAAACTGGAACGAATGGATGGATTTTGCTGAAGGTGTCAATGATGAGTTGCCAAGTCATGAATTTCTTGATGAGGCCATAACAGAGTCACCTAAAGTACCGGATGAACTGATAGAAGGAGTTGTTCGTGTCGGTCATAAAATGCTTATCTCAGGTTCATCTAAAGCTGGAAAGAGTTTTTTATTAATGGAATTAGCGGTTGCTCTATCTGAAGGTATGAAGTGGCTTGGTTTTCAATGCAAGAAGTCAAAAGTCATGTATATAAACTTAGAAATTGATAGACCGAGTTTTATTAATCGTTTTATTCAAATATATAAGGCAATGAAACTCAAACCAAAGCATAGTCATGATATTGCGATTTGGAACCTTAGAGGTGAAGCAATGCCGCTAGATAAACTTGTACCAATCATTGTTAGAAAAATTAAAAATCAAGGATTCGATGCAGTTATTATTGATCCTATTTATAAGGTTATAACTGGTGATGAAAACAATGCTTCAGAAATGGGTAGATTTAGTAATCAGTTTGACAAGATATGTAAACAAGTAGGGGTTACAGCTATATATAGTCACCATCATTCAAAAGGTGCTCAGGGCTATAAAAAAGCAATGGATAGAGCTTCGGGTTCTGGAGTTTTTGCAAGAGATCCGGATGCACAGCTTGACATGATTCAACTCGAAACAGACGAAGATTTCATGCTTCAAAACGCAGATAACCCAAATGCGACTGCATGGCGACTAGAGAGTAGTTTACGTGAGTTTCCTAACTTTAAACCAGTGAACTTTTGGTTCGAGTATCCGATACACAGAGTTGATGATACGGGGGTTCTTCATAAGGTATATGCTGATGGAGATCCTAAGGGAAATCTAGAAAAAAGTGGAAAAAGAAAGCAAACACCTGAATCCAGGAAAGAGGAATTTGATACAGCATTTGACATCAACGTAGAAAAAGATGGGACATGTACATTATCAGATTTAGCAGAGTATTTAGGAGTTAGCACAAGAACAGTAAGAAAACGAATAAGTGAATTTAATCAAGACTATTCTATTGAAAATAGTGTTATTTCACAAAAAAATTCAGAGTGAAGAAAGGAAGAAATTCAATATTCACTCGAAAAATCAGTGAAGTGAAGAAAGGGAAAAAACTCCTATATTCCAGAGTGAAGAAAATCGTGAATATAGGGCTTATATATAGTTGTTCATTCACAACACGCTGACGCATGTTCGTAGGATAGGGCTTGTGAGCCTGCCCTATCCCTAACAATGCATCATCGTCAGCACTCGCCTTTCTTCAACTACAAAAATCAAAAAATTCTGAAAAAGGAGGAAACTATGAAAATATTTCTACTACTAGATCCACCAACAATAACAGCACAACAAAATAAAGTAACACTGGTGAACAACAAACCAGTTTTCTATAAACCAGAAAAACTAAAGAAAGCAAGACGAACAATTATCAAACACTTAAGACCATTCAAACCAAAGGAACCAATGCAAGGTCCGATTAGGCTTGATGTGATATGGAGATTTCCAAAAGGTAAAAGACATAAGCATAAGGAATGGAGAGTCACAAGACCAGACACAGACAATTTGGAAAAGATGCTTAAAGACTGCATGACAGAGGTAGGATTTTGGAATGACGATGCACAAGTGGTAGTTGAACATGTGGAGAAGTTATGGTCGGATGATCCAACTGGGATATCAATAGAAATCAATGTGTTAAGAAAATTCAAGGAGGAAGAAGATGACGGCTAAAGAATACTTAAGTAGATATCACAATACAAAAGTGAAAATTGAAAAGCTACAAGCATTAGTTGATACTTACATACGTTTGGCTAATGAAATACCAGGCATTCAATTTGATGCGATTCGAGTTGATGGTGGAAAGAATCTAAAAGCTCCCTTCGAGAAGTGGATACTTAAGACGCTGGATTACGAGTTAGAAATCAAACAGATGGAAATGAATCTACCCAAGATTAAGGCTGACATCCTAAAAACCATTAAACAACTCAAGGATGCTGAAATGGAGCGTGTATTGATATTACGATATATTGATTGGCTAACGTGGAATCAAATAGCCGATGAAATGTATATATCAAACGCCACAGTTAGGAGAAGACACACTCAGGCAATTGATAAAATACGATTGAGCAGGGTTGAGCAGGGGTGAACTGTTGTGAAACTGTCAAGAGTGTGATAGTATTATAATGAGCAAGGTGTAAGATACATGGAATACTGGCTTAACAACCAGCCTAGAAACGAGAAGAATTCATATAATTATGGGTTCTTTTTTGTTTTTGCAGAGATACTTGTAGTATTCCAACTCGTAAACAATTACAATTTTATGTTACAGTTGGAGTGATTTTTTATGAAAGGAAAGATGCTTGACACGTATGAGCGTTGGGAGAAATCTGGACATTTAGAGAACAAATTAAAAGCAATATCAGAAATGGTATCGAAAAGAGCGACTCAAAAACAAGTGGCAGAATATTTGGGTATCACAGAAAAAACAGTCATCAAGTTACGTAAAACACATAAACGTTTAGATGATGCATTTCAGTTTGGTGATGAAGATTTAAGGCAAAAACTAGTTGATGCTGTTTATCAACGTGCGATTGGTTTTGAATATGAAGAAACACAAACCGTGATTGAGGAAACAAAGACAGGTACGAAAAAACGTATCACAAAATACAAGAAGCAATCACTACCAGATATTCAAGCGATCAAGTACTTGTTGATTACGAAGTTTGGTATTGAATATAACGAAAAGAAAGCTGAAATTGAGCTTATGGAAAAACGCCTAGAAAAAGGTGAGGAGGTATGGACGAATGAATATAGTGATGAAATCAGTACAAGTACTCCAAGAGTACGAAAACAATCCAAGAAACAACGATGAGGCAATCAAAGCAGTTGCTAATTCAATCAGAGAGTTCGGTTTTAAAGTACCGATTGTAATAACAAGTGATAACGTCATTATAGCCGGACATACCCGTTTAAAAGCCTCTGTGTTGCTTGGTTTAACTGAAGTGCCATGCATAATCGCAGATGACTTAAACGAGGAACAGATCAAAGCATTTAGGCTTGCTGATAACAAGACAGCTGAACTGGCTACTTGGGATTTATCAAAGCTTGAGGATGAACTAGCAAACTTGGATATGGATATGCTTCAGTTTGGATTTGAAGAGATGGAAGAGTTGATACCAGATAATGCAGCTGATGATGATTTTGATATTGATGATGAAATACCTGAAGTTCCATTCTCGCAACCTGGTGACATTTATGAGTTAGGTCCTCATCGAGTGTTGTGTGGTGATTCAACGGATCCGGAACAAGTGAAAACATTGCTTGATGGAAAAGTAGTAGATATGATTTTTACTGATCCTCCTTACAATGTAGATTATGAAGGAACAGCTGGAAAGATTAAAAACGATAAGATGGAAGATGATACGTTCTATCTTTTTTTATTAGCTGCTTTTCAGAATATGTTTGAACATACAAAACCAGGTGGAGCCATCTATTGTTGTCATGCTGATACAGAAGGACTCAATTTTAGAAATGCATTCAAGAGTGCTGGTTATAAACTAGCTGAATGTTTGATATGGGTTAAGAATGCTTTAGTACTTGGTAGACAAGATTATCACTGGAGACATGAACCAATTCTATATGGATGGAAAGAAGGAGCAGCTCATTACTTTGTTGATGATCGTTCTCAAGATACTATTTGGGAATATAACAAACCAAGAAAAAATGAAGAACATCCAACGATGAAACCATTAGAACTTGTAGGAAAGGCAATCAGCAACTCCTCAAGACGTCATGAGACTATCCTTGATTTGTTTGGTGGATCAGGTTCAACTATGATTGCAGCTGATCAATTAGACCGTAAAGCTTATCTGATGGAACTAGATGAGAAGTTTATCGATGTTATTGTTAAACGCTACATCAAACATAAAGAATCAAACGAGAACTGCTATTTGATTAGGAATGGAGAAAGGTGTCCGCTTAGCGATTTTGATTACTTTGAAAATAAGTCACTATAGTGAAAATAGTACTTGCTATTTAGTCCTTATAGAGTGATATATATAGTAACCAAATTAAAGGAGGCTATTTATGTTTAAGGAATTTAACGCACATCCAAAAGGAATCAAAACTGGAGATTGTGTAGTAAGAGCAATCGCAACAGCAACAGATACGGATTACTTAGAGTGCCGTAGAGAACTGAATCGCAAGAAGAGAGAACTAGGATATTCAAGTTACAAAGATACGAAGTTCTTATATGATTATCTGAAGGGTTATCCAAGATTGATATTCAAAGCAGTAAAAGGAGAACCAAGAATCAAAGGTAGTGACTTTACTGAGTTACATCCAAAAGGAACTTACATTTTAAAAATGGCAGGACACATTACTGCTTGTGTAGATGGAGTAATTCTTGATACTTGGGATTGTTCATACCGTTCAGTTTATACAGCGTGGGAGATATCAAAATGAAAGTAAACTTTATTAGAAAAGCAACACCTGAAGAACTTCTCCCGCAAGATGAGTTCATCATTGAAAAAGAGATTATCATTGATTCGGATTTATTTGAAATATTCATACATGATCCACTTGATGATTATGAGTTTATTAAAGAAAACATTGATGTGATGTACTGCGATAAAGAGGATGTGTTCCATTGTATCTTTGTGACAAGCGATGAACATGATTTCGGAATCCTTGTTGAAAGCGAAGGATATCATTACGCAAGATACACAGCGTACTTACCAAAATCAGTACTTAGGAGCGAATAGGCTCCTTTTTTACTCGTTTATAAAGGAGATGAGATTTAATGCAAGTAGTAACAAGTGAATCCGTATTTAGTGGACATCCGGATAAAGTATGTGACCAAATCAGTGATGCAATACTAGATGCAATATTAGAACAAGATAAAAACGCTCGAGTAGCAGTTGAAACAGCAATCAAAGATGATTTAATATTTGTCTTTGGAGAAGTCACAACAACTGCAAAAGTAGATTACGCAAATATAGCAAAACAAAAACTCAAAGAAATAGGCTACGATGATGAATTTGTAGTTATGGAAAAGATAAGCAAACAATCTGCTGACATCGCTCTTGGAGTTAATTCAACTGAATCACATGAGCAAGGTGCTGGTGATCAAGGGATTATGTTTGGTTATGCTTGTAATGAAACACAGGAGTTTATGCCACTGCCGATTATGTTAGCAAATCAAATCTCAAAAGAAATGGATAAAATTCGTAAAGAGAAGTATTCACATATATTTGGACCTGATGGTAAATGTCAGGTATCTGTTGGCTATGAAAATGGAAGACCTAAAAAAGTAGAGACTATTGTCGTCTCAGCACAAACACAACAAGGTATATTCTTAGAAAAAGCAGAGGACATTATCATCAATGAAGTATTAACAAAGGTGTTTGATTTCGACACGATACTAGATGCAGAAGTGTTAATCAATCCAACTGGTGAGTTTGTGATTGGTGGTCCTTATGCAGATTCTGGATTAACGGGTAGAAAGATTATTGTTGATACGTATGGTGGCTACGCGAAACATGGTGGAGGTGCCTTTTCTGGCAAGGACGTAAGCAAGGTTGATCGTAGTGCTGCTTATTATGCCAGATATGTTTCAAAGGCCGTTGTAGGGGCAGGTTTGGCCACACACTGCGAGGTACACTTGAGTTATGCTATTGGAGTAGCAAAACCAGTGAGTGTTTTAGTTAATACCTTTGATACTGGAGTAACATCCGATGAGGAAATACAAGCACTCGTGAATTATGTATTTGATTTTAGACCTGAAAGCATAAGAAAAGAACTCAACTTAGATAAAGTTAAGTTCCAGGAGTTAGCAAAGTATGGACACTTCGGTCGTGAAGATTTAGATGTTCGTTGGGAACATGTAGATGATAAGATTACAGAACTGAGAAACTTATATGAGAAAGCCTAAAGAAATACATCGGTTCTACAAGTCCGTAGCATGGCAAGTTGCAAGAGAAATTAAGATACGAGATGCTAATGGAAAGTGTGAACGTTGTGGTGCTTTAGGAGAAGAAGTTCATCATATAATTAAGCTAACGATACACAACGTTAAGGATCCTGCAATCAGTTTGAATCAAGAGAACCTGGAGTTGTTGTGTAAGAAGTGTCACAATGAAGAACATAAGCGATTCTCTAAGTCACAGCAATTTGATGAAGATGGTAATTTGATTTCTAGATAAATCTCGTTTTTAGTGTTCATCTTTGGTATAATGATTATGAAATAGGCGGTGATTTCAATGCAATTAAAAGTACAATTTAGTCAAAAAAAGTCGGAAAAATTCATTAGAGATATCGATTATAGTAAATGTGTGACATTAAAATATGAAAGTGATGAAAAATTACTATATTACGATAATGTAAATGACGTTTACAAATTGACATTAACTTCGGATTCAAGTCAAATAAAGGCCTTGTCTTCCAATGACAACATATATGTTTTAATAGATTCTGAGGAGGACAAAATTTTATATATTGGGAAATCAGTGGCTAAAGATATTGATTCTAGGCTTGCCGAACATTTGTTGAAAAACGAAAAGGCAGATGGTACAAAGTCAGGAACATCATCAAAGATTAAGGAAGTGTATACATATCTAATGGAACAGGTAGAAAAAGAGAAGGTTCCTAAAATAAGATACTATACTTTTGAGGTTGTGCCTAAAAAACTATATGCTGCAGTTGAAGGCCATTTAATAAACTATCTTAAGGAAGTTAGAAAACAAGCGAAATGGAATATTAGAAATGGATAACCCCCGCCCCAATGCCTATTAATTATTTACGAAGGGTACCGCGTAAGGGGGCGCTTAAGAAACACGAGACAGATTTTTTGAAAATCGGAAAAGAGGTTTTCAAGTTATGATTAATATAGAATACGAGCGATTAAAGTCGCTTTTTTCTTTGGTTGATGAATCAAAGACAGAATTAGTAGATAACTTAATTTATCAAGCTGCATTTATGAAAGTGGAACTTGATAAGTTACAAGATCAAATTAGAAAGTATGGTGCCATCCAAACTTCAAATAGAGGAGCTCAACGACAGACAGAAGCTGCCAAGTATTACACAAAATTAGTAAACTCATATGGAACAGTAATCAAAACATTGAATAGTATTCTTGGAACACAAGTTGATGATGGAGATGATGCGTTTGATGAATTTCTTAAGAGAGCAAGCGAATGAATTATTTGGTCGAGTACTACAATGAAATTGAAAATGGAAACATCATTGTAGGTGAAGAGCTAAAGACAGAACTAGATCAACTGATAGAGGACCTAGAAAATCCGTTATATTACTTTGATGAGAAACCAGGACAACTTAGAATTGATTTTATTGAAACGTTCTGTAAGCATACAAAGTCTCCATTCAATGGCATGCCCTTTATTCTTGAATTATGGGAGAAAGCAATCCTTCAAACTGCATATGGATTTAAAATGGTAGACTCAGGATTACGTAGGTTCAATGAAGTTATATTATTGATTGCTCGTAAGAATGGGAAGACTACATTTGTTGCTGGTATAGATTTAGCTGAATTCTTCCTATCAAGAGGTGGAGTGGATATTGTTTGTGCATCAAATACAACAGAACAAGCCAACATCTTATTTGAAGAGATCAACAACATGCGAGAACAATCTCCAGCCTTATCAAAAGAAACTAGAAGTAAGAAAAACATCTATCATATTTATTCTCCGAAAACAAAAAATAAGATCAAGAAGTTATCTGCTCAATCAAGAAATAAAGATGGATACAATATCGAAGTTGGTTGTATCGATGAGGTCCATGAAATGACGGACTCAAAAGTCTATGATGCAATCAAACAATCACAATCGACAAAGAAAGAACCACTAATATTTATCATAACCACTGAGGGTACTACTATCGGTGGTTTTTTAGATAGCAAGTTAGATTATGCCAGAAAGATGCTCAAGGGTGAGATTGAAGACAACAGAGTACTTCCCTGGCTCTACACACAAGATTCCACTAAGGAAATATACGAAGATCCAATCACATGGCAAAAGTCAAATCCTAGTATTGGAGTAGTTAAGTTAAACAATTATCTGGAAGATGTTATGAACAAATCGAAGCATGACTTATCCACAAGGGTGACTATGCTTTGTAAAGACTTCAATATCAAACAAGCAGATTCAGGTTCATGGTTATCATTCGATGACTTGAACAACGAAGATAAATATACAATTGATGACTTAAGAGATTCTTATGCTATTGGTGGTGTAGATTTATCATCGACTACTGATTTAACTGCTGCAGTCTTGGTTATCCAAAAACGAGATAGTAACAAGAAGTATGTAATTCCTCATTTCTTTATGCCAAGTGAAGTGGTTGAAAAAAGAATCAAAGAAGATAACGTTCCTTATGATATTTGGATCAAGAAAGGCTTTGTGACACTCACTGATGGAAATCAAAACGACTTTAGTTTGGTTACTCAATGGTTTATGAAGATGATACAAACTTATGGAATCCGTCCTCTTTGGGTTGGCTATGATCCCTGGAACTCACAGTATTGGATCAAAGAAATGGAAGATCTAGGATTTAACATGGATAAAGTGAGACAGGGTATTTACTCTTTATCAGAACCCATGAAAATCTTAGAAGCTGACTTAAAGAACAACTTAGTAAATTACAACAATAATCCAATCTTAAAATGGTGTTTAGCTAATACACAAGCTAAGGTTGACTTAAATGGAAATATCCAACCATCAAAGTTAAACTCTAAGTATAAACGAATTGATGGGACGGTTGCATTAATCATTGCCTATGTAGTTCTAAATAGGTATAAGACAGATTACGAGAATATGCTATAGGAGGTGCACATGGCCTTATTTAAGAGAAGAAAAAAGACTGGATCATTTGATGCACTCCAGTTAATTAGTAATTTAAATACGTTTTACGCACCATTTGGAACGAACATTTCCAAGAGTGATGTGGTTAAGATTTGTATTGATCGAGTAGCTAGCCAGTGTGCTAAACTCAAACCTAGATTTATAAAAACCGAAAACGATAAGACAGTAACCGAGAAAAAAGGTAGGCTGTCTTTTCTTTTGAAGTATAAACCAAACGAAATAATGACACCATATGACTTCATCTACAAAACGATCACTTTGCTATTGTTGAATGATAATGCGTTTGTTTATCCAAAATTTGATAAGGATACAGGTGAGTTGAAAGGCATCTATCCACTAAGACCAGTCACTGTTGAAATCATTGTGGATAGTTCTGACACCTTCTTTATTAAGTTTTTGTTTGATAATGGTGAATCTTACATTTTGCCATATGACAATGTGATTCATTTAAGACGACATTTTGGTCAGAATGATATCTTTGGTGGTACTGGATCAACAGGAGATCATGAGGCTATCCTTAAGACAATATCCATAAATGATAGTTTGCTTCAAGGAATCGATAACGCAGTGAAATCATCCATGCAGATTAAAGGTATCTTGAAGATGAATGGGATGTTATCAGAAACAGATAAGAAGAAGCAACGTGAATTATTTGATGCTGCACTATCCGAATCCGTAAGTTTGAAAGGTAGTTCAATTATACCGATAGACTTAAAATCGGAATACATTCCTTTAGAAGTTGATCCGAAACTTATCGATAAAGACACCCTAGAATTCTTACAAGCGAAGATACTAGACTACTTTGGAGTATCAGTTCCAATCTTTACAAATAAGTATACAGAGGATGAATATAACTCATTCTATGAATCAACGATCGAGCCTTTAGCTATCCAACTTAGCGAGGCTTTTTCTTTAGGTTTATTGACGGATAATCAACTCGAACGTGGAGAGGAAATCATCTTCTATAGCGAAAGGTTACAGTATGCTTCATGGAACACAAAAGTTACTGCGATTGAGAAACTCATGAGTCTTGGAATTATGTCGCTTAATGAATCAAGAGCATTATTAGGGCTTGAACCTATCGAGGGTGGAAATAAAAGACTACAATCATTAAACTTTGTCGATGCGGATAAAGCAAATCAATATCAAGTAGGAACGGAGGAATCAAAAGATGAAAATAACAGTTAATGGAAAGATATCAGAAGATGCCTTAAAGGTTATCTTAGATACACAAAATAAAAAGACGATCATCATTGATGATTATTGTAAAAAGGAAAAACTCGAGTCACTTTTCTATAAAGACTCTGAGCTTGAATATGAATACCAAAAACAAGTAGCACCAAAACCAAAGAAAGTAGAGACTCGTAAAAATGATAAAGGAAACTAGACTCGCTGATGTCACGCTTCATGAAGAAGATGACAAGATGATATTAGAAGGCTATGCGTTAGTCTTTAATAATGAAACATTAATAGGTGATGAAGAATATGGTTTCTTAGAAGAAATTGATTCAAGAGCTTTATCAGAAACGAAGATGAAGGATGTCCCGATGAAATACAATCATATGGACTCCTTTTTAATTATCGCTAGAACTAAGAATCAATCACTATCACTTACTGTAGATAGCATCGGTTTGAAAGTGCGTGCTGAACTTTTAGACACAAACACCAATCAAGATATCTACAAAATGGTAAGAAGTGGATTGTTGGATAAGATGAGTTTTGCTTTTACGGTTGATGAACAAGTATGGAATCGTGAAGGTAGAATTCCAAAGAGAACTATTACAAAGATAGAACGTTTGTATGATGTGTCAGTTGTGGATACTCCGGCATATGATGCAACTAGTATATACGCTCGTTCTTTAGAATCTATGGAGTTAGAACTAAAGGCTATGGAGTTAGCAGAGCAAGAAGAACAATCAAGAATTATCAAAAAACGTATTAAAATCAAATCACAAATTTAAAGGAGAAAACAATGAATTTAGAACTTAGACGAAAAGAAATCGAGTCAAGACTGACTGAAATCAGAGGTCTTGTCGATAATGAAACAGATATTACAAAACTAGAAGCTTTTGAAACAGAAACGACTGAGCTTCAAGAAGAAAGAAGTGTTATTGATAAGAAAATGGCGATTGCTAGTAAAACAGAAATCAAACCAATCGTTATCGATAACCGCACTAAAATTGATAAAGAAAAACTAGAACAACGTGGAGCCAGTTTACGTGAAAGTCGTGTGATTCAAGTATCAAGTGAGGAAATCTTACTACCTGATCATACAGCTTCAGGATTAGATCCGTTACCATTTAGACAAGTTTCTACGCTTGTTGATCGCGTTAATGTTATCAACCTAAACGGTGGAGAAACGTATAAGAAATCATTTGTGAAATCAAACGGTATTGCAGGTACTACACTTGAAGGACAACCTTACAGTGAAACAGAACCTGCATTTGGTTATTTGACAATTTCCAAAGTGAAGATTACTGCTTATACAGAAATCACTGAAGAACTTGAAAAATTGCCTGCTATTCCTTATCAAGCAGAAGTATTACGCAACATCAATATCTCATTGAAAAAGAAAATCAGTGAGCAAATTTTGCGTGGTGCAGGAACAACGAATACATTCACTGGAATCTTTAGTGATGCAGCAGTAGCTCTTGCAGATACTACACCACTTGAAATTGAAGCAATTACGGATTCAACATTAGACGATATTGTCTTTGCCTATGGTGGAGATGAAGAAGTCGAAGGTGGAGCAGTTCTTATTTTGAATAAAAATGACTTACGTGCATTTGCTGGACTTAAAACGCCAGAAGGAAGAAAAGTGCATACAATCGACTATGTCAACAAAACGATCGATGGTATCCCTTATATTATCAACTCAAATTGTAAAGCTATTTCAGATAGTAATACAGCCGCTGGTGAATATGGTATCGCTTATGGTGCACTTACAAATTATGAAGTACCTGTATTCTCACCAGTTGAAATCGGTAAATCAACTGATTACAAATTCAAAGACGGAATCATCAGCTACAAAGCATCAGTATTCACTGGTGGAAACGTAGTAGGATATAACGGATTCCTACGCATTAAAAAGAAAGCTGCAGCTTAATAGCTAACGCTTAGTAATAAGTAAGAAAGGATTGATCTCATGGCAATACTAGATATCGTGAAAAAAGCATTGCTTATCCCCCAATCAGAATCATATGCTGATGATGAACTATCAACTCATATTAATAGTTGCAAAGCATATCTAACGAGCTGTGGGATTGATCCAACTTACATCAATGATGAATCAAATCCAATGGTTAGTACAGTGATTATAATTTATGTGAAGACATTCTTTGGATTTAAGAATGATGGAAGTGCAAAAGAACTACCGAAGACATTTGATATGTTGGTAGGACAGATTGCACTAACGAATGGAGCAGAAGAAAATGTATCCTAACTCACCTAATATATCTTTAAAACTACTAACTATGGATTTGGTTCAAAATTCTATTGGTTCTTCAACATACCAACTTATAAACTCAAAAGAAGTTATTGGCATAAACTTTAGCATTACATCAAACGAATATTATGAAAGCAAACGATCAGACATAAGAATCGATATAGCACTTAAAATCCAAAGTTTCTTGTACGATGGTAGCAAATACGCTGACATTGCAGGAGATATTTACAAGATAGAACGAACGTATCAGATTGGACAGTTTATTGAACTGTACTTGAGTAAGTCTAAGATCAGAAAGAGTGACATCATTGATTACGCTTGATGAACTTGGAATTGCTATTTCTGAAATGGTAGAAGAGTATGCCGAAGAGATTATTGAAAAACTTGAAAAGAGGCTAGATCAAACTGCACAGGAAATTGTGAAGTACATTAGCACTCATGCACCAAGAAGTGGTGGTACGAAACCATTTGCTGATTCATTTGTTGCTGAACCAATAGGAAGTGGAATCAGTAAGACAATAGTTATCTTTTCTAATGAGAAGGGAAAGCTAACACACTTACTTGAATTCGGTTTTACACATCGAAGTGGTAAATATGTAGGACCTAGACCTTTCATGCGTCCAGCCTATGATTTGCTTACACCAAAGATGCTAGAAGATATCAAAACGATTATTGAAAAGGGTGATAGTTAATGCAAGAAAAACTGGAAGCATTATATGATACTTTGAACTCCGTTTTACCTGGAAAGGTATCTTATGGAACCAGAGTAGGTTTAGAAGATGATCCAAACTATATCATCTATCAAGAATTAAGCAATCGATCAATTGTCTATGCTGATGATAGAGTAGTTGCAAAGGTAGCTACATTTCAAGTCAGTTTAATTACTGAAAAGAAGAACTTAGGACTAGAAGAACAACTAGAAACATCCCTTTATTTTATGGGATACGAATTTGAATTATTATCTGAATTTGTCAATGAAGACAGTTCAGTTAACAGAGTATATGAAATCAAACAGGAGGTATTTTAAATGAGTAATAAAGTTACATTTGGTTTAACTAACGTACACTATGCACTTGCTACTCAAGCTGAAGATGGTAGCTGGACTTTTGCTACACCTAAACGTTTAGAAGGCGCACAAGAAATTACAACTGAAGCCATCGGTGGTAGCACACAAGTATATGCAGATGATAAAGTGATTGCCACATTAGTATCCAATTCAGGATCTAACGTCACACTTAAATTTACGGAGATTGATGATGTGTTCAAAAAAGACATCTTTGGTGTTCTAGAAGATACAAATGGTAATCTTGTAGAGGTTGTAAATGGCGAAACAAAAACATTTGCTTTAGGATATGAGATTCAAGGTGATATTAAAGCGAGACGTATTTGGTATTTCTTATGTACGGCTACTCCATCAGGAGATGCGAGTAAATCTAAAGCTGATTCAATTGAAGCAAACTCCATCACACTAAACATTACAGCTAGACCAATCGAATCTGGAGACAATCTTATTCTCAGAGTAATTGCAGGTGTTGGCGAT